GTCCTTTGGTGTTAGGTGTTGTCGGCCACCAGTGATGCTTTTATTATGTCAGATTTTACTAGGGCAGGTGAGCATTATAGGTATGCAGCCTGCAAAGAGATTTGTAGATCATAGGCAGGGAACTCTTGCCCACCGATACTGGCAAGCCCTGGCCTGCCATCAGTCACTGCAACATTCTTATCGAGTAGTGCAGCTGCGATTGCAAGCAATGGCCTGAGGGTATCTAGGTTGCCTGGGCCAATACCGATGACGCGCACAGGGAAACGCATCGTGACGATTTTGTTGTTGAAAGCCTCAAAGGTAGGGGCATCGATAAAGCAGCAGTTGCTGTTGAGGTTGCGAGGGTCTGTCACAACTCGCAAGCCACTAATCGTGGCAAGGGTGGTGGCTAGGTCGTCTATGGCCTCATTGAACAGGTCTGTGTAAGCCATTACGCAACAGCAGGCCTATCAATACCTAGCAACTGTTTCACCATCGGTGTAAACGCATTGGTGGTGATTGCTTGGCCCATAGCGTCAAAGCTTGCAAACTGATCGATGCTGCCACGCTGCCTAAAATAAGCGCCACATAGCATTATTGTCCCGAGCGTGCAATCGCCAGATGGGCTAGTCGCTAGCGCATCGTAATAGCCTGCCTCTTGCCTACGCCGATAGGCAACCTGGTTACCGGCAGACACGCACTGTGCAAGAAATGTTGTCTCATCGGCGCTAGGGCTAGTCAGGCCAAGCCACAGCTGAACCTGTGCGCTGGTTACCCAGGTGCAAGTTTGCGTGTATGTCAGGGTGCCTGGTGGGATTGCTGCAGAGCGTTCTAGATCACCATCGGCATCGTAAAACATAACCTGATTAGGTATCGGCACATCAGGGTTGAGTAGCAGATCACCTTCAGAGTCTGTACCTGTGTACAGATACTGAGGGATTGCGTAAACAGTGTGTGTGCCGTTGAGGCCGTGCCCTAAACCAGTAAGCGTGATGCTTTCACCAATGGCAATGTCGGTTGCCTCAAGTGTTTGCACTACAGCGTAGTTATCTAAACGCTGATGGAATGTAACTGTGTATGTAGCCATGATTGGCTATCGCCTTTCGGGTTAGGCGACTACGATGCCTTGAATAAAGCTTGACTTGGCTACGAAAGTAGCAAAGTAGCCGTAGTAGGAGAATGTGCGTCCCAATGTGCTTGGTACTTCTACTGACATGAGGCCACGCTGTTGTTCGTAAACCTCGAAGCCTGGCGCGTACACAACAAGCATGGTGCCCGATGCAAAGTTGTTATCAACCACAACAGTGAGGCCGAGCACATTCATGCTGGTGTATTGCATGCCTGAAACATTGCCAATTGAGTTGGTGGTCATCATGCCGTTGGCGTTGTAACCAAATAACGGCCTCTTGTCCGCGTCTGTCTGACGGCCGAGCAATTCCCATACATCGGGTGACACGCACAAGTGAGTTGGGAAGTAGTTGCTGTCCTCAGCGATTTCGCGTGCTGCGTCATACAGTGAGCTAATCAATGTGGTTGGGTCTGCTGCCGTTACTGTCCAGGTAGAGCCTGATGCTGTTTTACCAGCAACAAGTGCGTCTGCTGCAATGTTGTCTGTTGCGATGAGGTACTCACCGGCAAGGTCATTAAGCACAAGGTTCAATGCTGCAGGATCAGTGAAGTCAATGTCTTGTACTGACAATGTGACTTGGCCAGCAACTGTTGCTTTTGTAACAGTGTTGGAAGCAATAACCATTGTGGTGGCTGATGCTGCAGAGTTTTCAGTCTGTGTTGCTGCGCTTGTGTGCGTAGTAATCGTTGGGCGAATGAAAGTCTTGCTTGGTGTGTTTGGCATGGCGCGTGCACCAAAAGCAGAAACAACTGGCCGTACAAAATTGAGGTCTTGGAACAATGGCCCAAGTACCGGCACTGGCAAAAGACCAGGCGTATCGGTAGTGAGTACATCGCCTGCAGCTGCTTGAAGCGCTGTCTGCTGGTTGCGTACTGCGTCTTTGTATGCAGCGTTTACATTGTGGAATGCGTCCCCACCTGCGTGCATTGCTGCAAGGTATTCGGCTGGGGTTGGCATAACAAAATTGCGCTTTGGCTGAGCAAAAACTGTAGATGCTTCGATTACTTCTGGGGCTGGGGTGTCTGACACTGGGTTCTCCTGTGGCTCGATGGGTTCAGGAGTGTCGGCTTCCTCTTTTGTATTATCGCTCATTTCCTCATCTGATGTGGGGATACTTGCTGCTACATCTGTGATGGTAGCACCTGCGAAGGCTGGCTGTGGCACTAATGAGAGCTCTAACCAGTTTGCTGCAGTTACGATCATTACGCCGTTTTGGTCAATCTCGAACTCGGTTGGATTTACGCCAACGCTCACTGAGTCAAGCACGCCATCGGCTGCTAAAACAAGTGCTTCATCACCTAACGCTGTGGTGCTGATTTTTGCTGTAAACAGCATGCCATCTGGGGTGTCCTCGCGTGCCGTGACAATGCCAATGGCTTGGGTGCTGTCGTGGTACATGTACAGCTTTGGGTTTTTGCCATCTACAGGTAGTGAGCCTGGGGCAAACATAACTTCGGTGCCGTCATTGACTGTGGCCACGACATTGTAGGGCGCTGCGATACCGGTGATGGTTCTGCGTGGGGTGCCATCGGCTGCTGCTGCATCGATGCTTATTGCTGTGGCGTTAAACCTGATCATGCTAATTCCTCTTGTGTGTTTTCTTGGGGCATATCGGGGCTGTCCATTTTATCGGCTGCGTAGTTTTCGTCTAAGTAGCTTGATGTATCAAACTTTACATAAGTTCCACGAGGTAAAACATTGTTTTGGCTCAATGTTGCTGCAATGCAATCGGCGTAGGCCTTCACGCCAAAGATGTAAAGGTCAGCTCGAGCTTGCTCTGAGGATTGGTACGAGTAAGAGCCTGTGCTTACGCCTACCAAATAGGGGGGCACATTTGTGAGCCTGGCGCATTCGAGAGCCTGATAGTTGGCTGCATCGATTAGGAGCATTTTGTCAGGTGTTGCTGTTGTTTCGGTGTAGCTCAAAAACTCGTTCAGTGCAGCTGTCTGATTGGTGGCGCGTGCAGCGTTGAACGCTGACGCTAGATCAGCAAGCTCGGTGGCGCTTAGTGGTTCGCCACCTGTTTGCTTCAAAACACCAGCAGGTATTGAACTTTCTGCATTGCGATAGCGTGCTGCTTCAAGTTTGATTGCTGTGGCAACGGTCTGCTCAGACATGTAAACAATGCCTTGAATGGGGCTCAAGAATTGCACCAAGTCTTTAGGATCAATCATGTTGCCTTGAAAGTAAACCTCTTTAGAGGGGGCAAACCAGACGGGACCCGACTGGTCCTGAGTCGTCACGGATCCGGCTGGGAGACGAGTAAAGGCTGTGGGGTATCCGTCTTGGGTGCGTGCTGTGATGTACCAAAATGCTCGACCATAGAAAAAAAGATCGTCAAATGTCCACGCCATGAGGAATGGGTAAGTAACGCTCGGGTCTGGTTGGCGTAGCCAGGTGCGTGGGGCAATGTTTACTTGCTCCATTTCATCACCGTTCCACATTTCGTTATACATCTTTAGAGGCATACAAGAAATGACCGAGGCCATAAGATCGCGTGCGCGTGAAATGGTCGCCACGCTCATAGCCCTGTTGCGTGCCGGGCCTTCAATGTAGGTGTAGTACTGGCCGATCAGGTTCACGCCTGCAGAGTTAGGCGAGTATCCACCAGAGGCTGCAGCCTTTACCGGTGCAGGTGAGATTGCTGCTTTATTTACTCGGTTGAATAGCGCCATGATGGGATTATCTCACATTTTCTTAGTGGGGGGTGGCACTGCCCCAGGCAATTCCCGACAGAAAGCCCAGGACAGCACCAGAACTAATCTTAGCGATTTACAACAACCAGCATTGGCTTACCACCTTGTTTTGGTCGAGAAGCAAGTGCAGCTGCAAAAATGGTAAGGCGTGCCAACTCGACAGGGCCAGGTGAACGCTTACTGCTAATCACGAGTGAGTTCTGCTGTGTAACTGCTACTGCCCTGTTCATTTGTTCAGCAAGGTTTTGTTGCCCCTGGTGCACAAGTCTGCCATCGTTGATCATGCCCTTAACCAGCGATGTGTAGCGCATCAACTCGCCATAGCCCACCACCTTTTTGCGCCTCTCCAAAGACAGTGGCACATGGTTTTCTAGGGGTGGTGTAACAGCCAACATTATCGAGGGGTTTTCACAGGCCTTCAATAATGCCTGTTGCATCTCGGGCAATGAGCCAACAACAAACTCAACCGTGATATGAGCAACCCCTACATCATCAACTGCAGCGCGAACAGCCGAGTAGCGAGAGCCATCAATACTTGTGTCCACGGCTATCCAGCCTCCTTCAGGGCCAGGTATGTCAGACATGCACTGCTCCCATTCGCCAGGTTGCAACCAGCAAGCATCGGCATTGACAAACTGGTTGAGTGAGCCACGCAAGAAAGATGATCTATCTGGGTGTTCAGCATCGGCAAGTAAAGACTCCAGCTCAAGGGTGACACCGAGTGCAGGGTTAGCCCAGCCCCACCAGCGTGTATCCATAACATCAACACCTGGGGGTGGCGACCATTCAGCAAAGTAAAACTGCCCCTGACGCTTATCATCAATGAGCTGTAAGCCTTGTTCTCGGTAGCGCAACATTGCAACCGAGGCCTCAGTACCGGCAGTCGAGGTCATCAACATGATCGGTGAGCCACCAGCTGTGCGCATGTTGCGTGCCTTCATCGTTGGCCGTAGCGAGTGGGCGAGCACATTGTCCTCGACTGCGTACACCTCGTCCACCCAAATAAAATCTGCGCTAAGGCCCATGCCAGCCGAGGGTGTTGCAGCCTTGACAAGCCACCGTGAACCATCAGGCATGTCGCAAGTATTACGGCCATACGCACGCTTCAATGTCGCCCCAAAATACTCCTGCAAAATCGGAGCCACCACTTCAAATTGGCGAACGGCAAGCGACAACTCATGCGCTGAGTTCACCACCGTTTGTGGTTTGCCACGCAACTTGGCAATGGAAGTAAGCCACGCCCCAATACACGCCTGACCTAAAACCGTTTTACCGTTCTGACGCGCCACAGAAATAAGCGCTGCACGATTGATTAGATCACCGGTATCAGGCTCAACCTCAAAAACACCATCGATGGCGTAGAGCTGCCAATCCATCAGCTCAACCTTCATGTACTTGCTAGCAAACTCGGCAACCAAATCTGCGTAGAAAGAAAACCCTTTTCGAGCCGTTTCCAATCTGGGCTGAGTCCGACCAATTCCAGCAGGCCCTGGCTGGTTCGCGCCAGTTGTCGCCAGTTCGCTTTCCTTTGGGGATATATGGCCT